ATCAGGTTAATAGCGGTATTATTGGCTATTTTGATAGAAATGTTAGATTCCCATATTGCAGACAAACAGCTTTTAATCAAAAAGAGTTTGATAAATTTAAAAAAGCTTATGGGATTATAAAGTTTGTCGATAATAAATATTCTGAATTAATGCCTGAACATTATGCTTTACAAAGAGAAGTTGCTGACAATACAGCTCAAGATTTTGTTATAAAAGACACCGCTTTCACAACAATTACTGTAAATAAAAATTGGCAGACAGCAGTGCACACAGATAAAGGGGACTTTGAAAAAGGTTTTGGAAATTTAGTTGTATTAAGAGAGGGCTTGTATAAGGGCGGATATTTTGTTATTCCGCAATGGGCAGTCGCTTTTGATATGCAAAATTGTGATTTATTGTTGTGTGATGTTCATCAATGGCACGGAAATACACCAATAACAAAAGTAGATGAAAAAGCTACAAGAATATCACTAGTAATGTATTACAGACATAATATGCAAAAATGTGGAACAGCTGTTGAAGAACAAGAGTTTGCAAAACAAAGACAAATTAGATCGGGGGAAAGTCTTTATTGATGTGCGGAATTGTAGGTTATAGCTGTGAAAACCCTAAACAAAATCATATACAGATTTTACAGGATATCATAGCAGAAAGCTCAATCAGGGGCATACATAGTTTTGGGTATAGCTTTGTTAAAGATAAAAAATTAATAACAAGAAAATACCACGATCTTAAAGAGGTTAAATTGCCTTTAACTAATAAGATTATTTATCATAATAGGTACTCTACTTCTGGCGATTTTAAAAATCATAAAAATAATCAGCCAATACATATAGACAATATGTCTTTGGTTTTCAATGGTGTTATTGACATGCGTACCAAAAAACAAATGGAAAATGCATACAATATTTTTATGGAAACCGATAATGACGGAGAAATATTAATTCAAAGATGCGGTAATGATAAAAAGCTTATTGAAAGATTTGTAAATGATATTAGGGGAAGTTTTGCAGGTATTATTCTTGATGAAAAAGAAAACTTATTTGTAATTAGAAATAAAAAAAGACCTTGCTGGATATTAGAGTATGATAATGCAAAGTTTGTAGCTTCAACAAGAGATATTTTTAAAAGAGTTGATAATACTTTTATGCCCAAGCCGTTAGAAGCTAATAAGATATATGAAATTTAAATATAAATTAAGACATGCTACACGAGCAGACGAAGACTTATTAAAACAACTTTACAAACAAGACAAAGAACACATAGGATCTTTTAATTTATATCAAGTATGGGATAAGTATTTGACTTCAAGTACAAACTACAAGTATTTGATTTGTGAAGATAAGGGCTTTGTCAGATATGGTTTTAGTAAAAAATACAGCAGCTGGATAATTCATGAGATAGCTGTATTAGATGATTTTAAAAGACACGGCATAGCTAGATATATTGTAGAAAATTTACCTAGACCGCTTATGTTAAAATGTAATTGTGATAATGAGATTGGCAATAGGTTTTATGAAAAGATCGGTATGACAAAAGTAGGAAAAACAAAAACCCGTAAAGGTGTTGAACAGAATATTTGGCAATGGTAAATGAATATATTGATTACCACATAAGATCCTCAGAAGCGAAAGACATTGATCCAGCTAATGATTGTCTGAAATATATCAGCAATAGATTTGAGCTAAACATTGAACAAAGATATTGGTTAGCTTTTTTATATGCTTGTTGTTATTCAGGAAGCACAGTGTATTACATATACAATGAGTTTCCAGATTTTGAAAATGTTGATGAGGACAGGTTAAGTAGGTGGTGGGATAGCAACAAGCACAAAACTATCTTTCAAACAGATCGTCTGAAAGTAAAAAGCTTTAATGAGTTTGTAAATATATTTAAATCATATAAAAGCTTGTTAAACGGCTTAACACAAGAGGAATATTTTAATTCTTTAAAACAGCCAAACAGACAGATGACATATGATAATTGTTATCAGGATCTAATGAAAATACACTACTTTGGCAGATTTACTATGTTCATTTATTTAGAAATGGTAAATGTTTTAACAGATTTTGATTTAGAGCCAACATATTTAGACCTGAAAAATGCCGAAAGCTGTAGAAATGGTTTAGTTTACAGCATTGAAAGATTTGATTTAGATACGCACGGCAAGAAAAAAAGATTAAATAAAAATGAATTAGGGTATTTACAATACCAATTCGAGCTTGTTAAAGAAGAAATAGAGCAGCTTGATATACAACATACAAACATTTGGAACATAGAAACTACACTTTGTGCTTTTAAAAAGTTCAAAAAGGGCAAAAGATATGTAGGTTATTACATAGATCGTCAGCGAAAAGAAATAGAAAAAATGCAAGATCTAGTTTCAGACGGGGTTAATTGGAATGTTTTATGGGATTTCAGGAACGAAACATATGATAAACAATGGTTAAAAGAGTTGTAGCAATAGGCGGTGTGCCATGCTCTGGAAAAACAACACTTGTAAGAGAAATATTAAACAAAGTGGAGGATGAGCCGAAATTTTTCAAATATGGGCTTCTCAGGGGCTATATATCAGGCGACACAGCAATACTTGGCATTTACCAGCAAAATGATACTTTTGGCGGGACTGACAAGCTTTCTATGGCAGTGCAAAAAGATTATGAGAAGTTTTTACAGATTACAGACTATAATGTTCTATTTGAGGGCGATAGGCTGTTTACTAGAAAGAATTTATTACACTTACAGGACAAATATGAGCAGAAGTTCATTGTTTTAGATCTTGATAAGAAAACATTAGAAAAAAGACATGAGGAAAGAAATGATACTCAGTCAGAAAAGTTTAAAAAGTCTAGGCAGACAAAGATAAATAATATACTCAGTGATGAGTGTTTGAAACCCGATTTGGAAGTAATTCAAATAACGGATAAACAGAAAGCAGGGGAAATAGCTGATAAAGTTATAAAATTCCTGTTTTAACAGGGAATTAACAGGTATGGCGAAGTTTAAAAAAGGACAGTCAGGTAATCCAAAAGGGCGACCAAAAGGCACAACAACATTAAATAGTTTGTTAAAAAAAATAGGATCTGAAGAAGTCAAAGGAACTGATGCTGATAAATTAGAGTTTATTATGCGTAAAGTATTTGATTTTGCAGTCAAGGGCGAAAGCTGGGCTGTTCATTTCATAGCAGACAGGCTTGAGGGTAAACCAAAACAGACTGTCGGTATTCACGAGGTAAATGAAGATCCAATAAAAGTGTTTGATATTGATGAAGTGGAAGATTGATGACACAAGAAAGTCTATATTGCACGATAAATCAAGATACAAAATTTTGGTTTGTGGTCGCAGGTGGGGCAAAACTTTCTTTTCGTTGATATGGCTTTTACATACTGAATTAAAACCAAATGAAAGACGCTGGATAATTTATCCAAGTTATAGACAAGCTAAAATGGTAGCTTGGGCTTTGGTTAAAAGAATTTTTGCAGGAAAAGATGTTAAGGTAAATGAGTCTGAATTGTCAATAACTCTTAATAATGGGGCTAAAATAGAATTAAAGGGAGCTGACAAAGAGGACAACATTAGAGGTGTCAGTCTTAATCGAGTAGTATTAGATGAATATGCTTATATGAAACCAAATGTATGGGGAGAGATCGTTCAGCCCATGTTAGCAGAAACTAAGGGACAAGCATTGTTTGTCGGTACACCAACAGGAATACAAAATCATTTTTACGATATGTATGTTAAAGGACAAAGCGATAACGCAGACTATAAGAGTTGGCAATTTACTACAATTGACGGCGGGTTTATTTCCGCAGAAGAAATAGACAGTGCTAAAAAAAACTTGGACCCGAAAACCTTTAGACAGGAATATGAAGCAAGTTTTGAAACAGCAGCGAATAGATGTGCATACAACTTTGACAGAAATATACATGTGAAAGAAATGGATAAAACACCTAGACTTTTTTGGGGTATAGACTTTGGTGTATCAAGCTACATGACGGCAATATTAATGTGTGAAAATACAAAAGGCGAAGTTTATGTATTTGATGAGATTGGCTTACAAAACTCAAATACTTTTGAATTAGCTTTAATGATGAAAAAAGTTGCACCTAATGTGCCAGTGTACCCAGATCCAGCAGGGAAAGCAAGAACAAGCAATAGCACAAAGTCTGATCATAGTATATTGCGTGAAGCAGGATTTACAGTGATTAGTAGAAAAGCAAACCCGACACAGAAAGACAGATTAAATGCATTAAACAGAATGCTGGGAGATGCAAGAGGTAAAACAAAGCTTTTTATAGATCCTAAATGTAAAAACACAATTAGAGATCTTGAATTAACAACATTAGAAAATGGACATATTTTGAAAACAGAAACTTTATCACACTTTCTTGACGGAATTATGTACCCCATTGAATACAGGTATGGTTTCAAAGGCAAAGCAAACACAATAGAGTGGTAAAAGGACAACAAATGATAATTACAAATTTGACAGAAAAAATGTTATACAATTTGCTTATGGAAACCATAAAAGACGGGTACGATAAGCAAATGGAAGAAAGAGAAAGACTTCTTGATTATTATGAGGGCATAAATCTTGAACACGATTTAAAACAATATTTTGACAGTGAATCACTTTCACAGATCCCGCCAATGTATATTAACTTGGTAAGAAATATAATCAACAGACGAGCATTGGTATATCAACAAGCCCCAGTAAGATATAATGATAAATATAATGAAGTTTTAGGGGACTTTGATTCCTTTATGAAACAATTTGAGCAACTGACATACTTGTTAGGTACGGAAGCTTTATATACGCACTGGGACGATGCCCAGCAAAAATTAAAATATAGACCTATTCACTTCTTTGTGCCGTTCTTTAAACCAAATGAAGATGAGCCGTTTGCAGTAATGTATCAAGCCGAATCACAGCTTATGGCAAGAACAGAGGACGCACAATATATGTTTTGGAGTAAAGACACAGAAGATATGGAAGGAAAGTATTTTATGATTTCTTCAAAGGGTAAAATCACTTCTATTGTAGAGGGAGATAAAAACCCGTATGGAGATATTATACCATTTAATATTTCACACAGACACCCGTACACTAGGGACTTTTTTAGAGAGGGTGCAAGCGATCTTGTTGACGGAATGCGATCTATTAATATTATGCTTACTGAATTAGCATTACACGGCAGATTCCAATTGGGACAGCCTTTGTTTACAGGATTAGACACAGAACAAATAATCAGAATGGGACAAGATAAAGCTATTGTATTACCTGAGGGGGCAAACTTTTCTTATGCTTCGCCAAACGCAGATATAAATGGTATGATAGAGTCAACAAAGTATATGGTTGACAGCATTGCACAAGCGAATAATGTAAGAATTAATTGGACTGATAAAGCAGCTGAAAGTGGACTTTCCAAAAAAATGAGTGAACTAGATCTTATGGACGCATTGAGAAGTGATGTTGAACAGATTTATAGACCATTTGAAAAAGAACAATTTAGAATAGCACAAAGAATATGTGAAGTATCAGGTGGCATACAACTTGGAGATCAATTCAGTATTGACTTTGCTGAGAGAGAAATACCTATGTCGCAAGACGAGGAAATATCATATTACACTTGGGCTTTTGCTAACGATCTTGAAACAAGACAAAGCTATTTGAGAAAGAAAAACCCAGATTTACAAGAAGAAGAAATTACAGAAATGGTTGAACAGCTGGACGCAGAAAGCCCACAGCAACAAGAAGCTAATCAAACACAGTCAATATTAGACAGAATAGGCGAACGAGTTGGCTAAGTTAGACTTTTACAATAAAGAGATCGCTAACATACAAGATCAACTTATCAAAAAGCTTGATAAGATTGTTATTGGTTTGACAACACTCAACGATACTG